CTGATGAGTTTGCGGAACAATATTTGCACTTAAGATTAAGGACGTTCCAAAAGATATTGTTAGTGATGATGTTTTGGAGTACGACCTTTGTATTTATTGCCGCAAGAGGTCTGGGCAAGTCTTTTTTGAGTGCAGTGTATTGTGTAACCAGATGCATCTTATATCCGGGTCAAATTAGGCTCACTTACACAGGAATGTGTATTTAATACCCGCTAAATTGCTGGAAAACCTTAAAGCCATATAAACCACAACGCAAGCATGAAACAGCTCATCGTGATGGTTGCGAAAGCAGAAAAAAATATATGGATGTTACATGGTTAAATCCTAAATAATAAAACGAATAGGCAATCAGCAGCCAAGCTCCGAATAGGAGAAGGTTCAGAGACTTAGCGGCGGGCACCCAGAACGGGTGAAGATATAGTCCAAGCTTAATAGAAATATTAAGAGGGTGTGGAAGGAGTATTTATTATAGGGAATTTAATAGACTTACGTGGTATGCGTTTTGGAAGATTATTAGTATTATGTAGAGATTTTGATAATACAGAAAAACATGCCGCATGGGTTTGCAAGTGTGATTGTGGAGCGACCGTCTCTGTTATTGGCACAAACTTGCGTCGCGGAACAAGCAAGTCTTGTGGCTGCTTGCAAAAAGAATTGCTATCACAGCGCAAAACAACACATGGCGGATGGGCGAAAAATGAAGCGCTTTATAGTGTTTGGTGTGGGATAATATCGCGATGCAATCCTAAACTCAAAAACGAGTCCACAAAAAACTATGGGCAACGCGGCATTCGTGTTTGTCCAGAGTGGGAAAACTACCAAAATTTTAGAGAATGGGCGAAGAGAAGCGGATACACAAAAGGTCTCTCAATTGATAGGATTGACGTAGATGGAGATTATTGCCCAGATAACTGCCGATGGACAGACTCAAAAACACAGCAAAACAACAGGCGCAGCAACATTCGCATAGAATACTGCGGTGAAACTCGAACATTAAAAGAGTGGAGTGAAATATTAAACATCAATTATCAAACTGTTTATTCACGATATTCGAGAGGTCTACCTATTGAATTAGTACTAAAAACCACATCGCTAAAATGACAAAAATTTGCATTGCATCTGGAACAAGAGGACAGGCTTAAATATTAGGTCGCCGTTGTGGTAACACAACGGGCAAAATCTATTGAATTGCTGGAAACCCCTTAGAGCTACATAAACCACAACATACGGTTGAAACATTCCGAAGTGTGATGGTTTGAGAATTATGTAGATTGGGCAATCAGCAGCCAAGCCGCGAACAGCGGAAGGTTCAACGACTATCCATTATGGAGTAATGAGGGAAGCGACTGCCCTTGTGAAGCGGTAGACACCCGTGTTCGGGTGAAGATATAGTCTAGCGCCAGTCGAAAGATTGGAATGTCGAAGTGGCGTTCGACAAAAGATAAACGTTAAATGTCCTCGAAAAAATAATGTACGAATTAAAACCTTTATCTGCCGAACTTCGTTTGGAGATAGATGAAAAGCAAAGTAAGGTTAACGGTACGGAAGCAAAGATAGTATTTAAGAACTCGTCTGTGATTAAAGTAGTCACAGCGAGCGATTCAGCGAGAGGTAATAATAAAGTTGCCCGCATAGTAAGCAATTGCTATGTTGTACCCAGCGAGAAATCTGGAAGGCTAAACTATTATAGCAAGCTAATCAGAGTGGAAGGTTGTGCTTAACAACACAGCCACACGCAACGCACAGGTAGTGAAACTATTATTATAGAATATAATCTACCCACGAGCGCTGGGCACCCGGCAACGGGTGAAAAGATGTGCTGAACTTATAGGAAACTATAAGAGCTGGGAGATAAAAAGCTCTCAGGATAACATAATTGAACCGCTGTAACGTACTATTGCTTGATGAGTACCGTTTGATTTCAAAAGCAACAATTGATACGGTTCTTCGTAAGTTCTTAACATTGAGACGTATGCCTAAATACGAAGAACTAACCGATGAAGAAAGAAAACGAGAATATGACAAAGAGAAGAATCTGACTATGTATTTGAGTTCTGCGTATTGGAAAAATCATTGGTCATATTCAAAATGTGTAGAAACATTTAATGCGATGCTGGTTCCGGATTCGCATAAATTTGTATGTGGTTTTCCCTATCAGTTATCTATTGAAGAGGGTTTACTCGACCCCGAACTCGTCAGAGACGATATGTCGGAGTCAGACTTTAGTGAAGTAAAATTTTCAATGGAAATGGAAGCCCTGTTCTTCGGCTCTGAAGACGGAGCGTTTTTTGATTTCGATTCCGTTTCAAAGAACAGGCATATAAACTTTCCTATGCTACCCGATGAGATATCATCTAAGCTCGTGGGAGCAACACAAGTGAGAATACCTCATAAACAAAATGGCGAGATAAGGATATTGTCGGCAGATATAGCATTAATGAGTAGTCGTAAGAACAATAACGACGCGACGGCGATATTTGTCAATCAGCTAATTCCCACAAAGGCACGACGCTATATCAATAATATTGTATACACAAACGCTTATGAGGGGTTGCGCACAGACGAGCAGGCATTAATCATTAGGAAATTATTCGATGAGTATGAGTGTGATTATTTAGTGCTTGATACACAAGGCGTAGGATTGGGTACATTTGACGCACTAGCTTCGGATATTGTAGACCCAGAAACCGGCGAGATATATCCCGCTATTTCTTGTTGCAACGATAGTACTATGGCAGAGAGATGTACGGTTCGTGGAGCCGACAAGGTAATCTGGTCAATTAAAGCTAACGCTAAATTTAATTCCGACGCTGCGTTCAGATTGAGAGAAGCGTTCAGGACGGGGCGAATCAGACTACTTGTGTCTGAATACGAAATGGATAAGTATTTAGAATCGTTGAAGGGTTACAAGAATTTGTCAAAGGAAGACAAGCTTAGTTTTCAAAACCCATACATTCAAACCACTATGCTTATTTTGGAACTCAAAAACTTGCAGCACGAAGAATCAAATGGCAACGTGCGTATCTACGAAAAATCTGGAATGCGAAAAGACCGTTATTCTAGTTTAGCATATAACTACTACGTGGCAACACAGATTGAGAATAAAATGAATAGGCGAATCAGCATAGACGACCAGCCTACAGAATCATTTGTAATAAAGCCACCAAAATCAATGAGAAAGGCGGTGAATAGCATATATGGAAGTTACCAAGGATGGTATTAAAAAGGTGCCAAAGGGAGATTGGAGCAATCCTAAAGAATACATTGGCATTAGCAATAGGTTCGCTGTTTTAAATAAGCTAATAACAAGAGACCTTAACAACTATAGAAACGCTCCCACTTTTTCTTTATACACTAAAGATAACATTACTTCGTATTTATCAAACCCATATAGATACGAAAAGCAATTGCGCAGAGCTGTTATCTACATATATGGTGCTAGTCCGCATTTCAGACGACTAATACAGTATTTTGTTGGCTTGTCTGATTTATCATATATAGTTTCACCGTATAGAATCGACCCAAGGAAAGCAAACGCGAAAACGATTAACAATAATTATCGTAAGGTTCTTAACAATCTGTCGTCTATGAGTATCAAGACACAGTTTCCTAAAATACTGACAGTATGTTTAAGAGAGGACGTATTTTACGGAACTTTTTGGGTTACTCAAGACAACGTAACGGTTCAACAGCTACCAAGCGACTATTGTGCTATTTCATCAGTAGAGGGCAACGTACCGAACGTTACATTTGATTTTTCTTACTTTGACTCTAGGCAAAGTATGCTAGATTATTATCCGCCGGAATTCAAAACGAAATACAATATGTATCTCAAGAACAGACTCGTCAGGTGGATTGAGCTTGATTCTCCAAATTCGTTTGCGGTCAAATGTAATGACGATATCTTGGAATACGCCATTCCCCCATTTGCTGGGTTACTTCGTGAAATATACGATATAGAAGATTATCGTCAGCTTAAGCTAACAAAGACTGCGTTAGAAAATTATGCGATGATAGCGATGACGCTTCCTATGGATAAAAGCGGTGATTGGGGAATCGACCTAGACAAAGCAAAAGAGTTCTGGAGAAACCTCGATGCTGTTTTACCGGAAGAGGTCGGTTCTGTGCTTACGCCAATGCCACTTGAAAAGATTAGTTTTGAACGGTCTAACACTGGCGACACAGACACAATAGCACAGGCTGAAGAAAACCTGTTTACCGCTGCTGGTGTATCATCATTATTGTTCAACAACTCAAAGGCTTCAGCGAATGCTTTGTTGCTTGCTATTAAGAACGACCAGTCAATTACTTATGGCATTGTAAAAAGCATCGAAGATGTTGTTAATCGGTTTATTCAGTCGAGTAATTACGGAAAAAACTTCAAGGTAACATTCTTAGATGTCTCACCGTATAACCGCAAAGAAGCTGGCGACGCCTATCTTAAAGCAGCACAATGTGGACTGCCGACCATTTCCATGTACGCGGCATCGCAAGGGCTTTGCCAAGCAGAACTTGACACTATGAGCTTCTTGGAAGGACAGGTGTTAGAATTACATAAATTCTTTAAACCAATTCAAAGCTCCTCCCAAATGAGTTCAAAGGCTTTAGAGAGCAAGGGCGCAACTGATGAGGGCGGCGCACCTCAAAAGGAACCAGACGAACTCACTGAATCCGGAGAACAGAACCGTGAGGATGCTTAACGGAGTTGATTCTATGAGATTTATATATGTTTTTAGTGAATCCGATAAGCAACTACTTGTTGATATGGGTTATACACTTCTCAAAGAAGATGGCAGTAACTCTCTGTATGTGTTTAAAAATGATAACTCATTATCATTTTGTATGGATGCAACGAAATTCGCTTATTCGGATGTACTTACATTTTAATAGTTAATGGATTATCAAAAAAAGACATTGATAACCCAACACGACACGGCTGCTCAATTGATACGGGCAGCCGCTATATTTTAGACGGAGGTGATTGTGATAGGTGTATTAATGAACATACCATTTGATTACGCAACGATATCAGATGTCAAGGACATAAACTCGTCTTTTGCTTCTGGCACTTTAAAAGTTATGTACCTTGGCAAGAACAGAAATCGTTCTCATTTTTCCAAATCCGCTGTCGAAAATGCACTTCCGTCTCTGTACAATGTTCCAATTGTATGCCACTGGGACGATGAAGCTGAGACTATAGGCGGTCATGATGTAACCGTAGTTGCAGATAACGACGGTGCTTTAAGGATAAAGAATTTAACGGAACCTTGTGGTGTAGTCCCAGAGCATGCAACTTTTACTTTTCAAACGGAATCCGACGAGGACGGAATCCCGCATGAGTACCTCGTAATAAAGGACGTCATTCTTTGGAAGAGGCAAGATGTATATGCGCATATTGTCAATGACCTAGATGGGATTGTCAAGCACTCAATGGAAATTACGGTATTCGATAGTACGACAACTCAAGACGGTTATTTGGATATAGGTAGATTCGAATTCACAGCTTTATGTTTGCTTGAGAATTGCGAGCCGTGTTTTCAAGGCAGTGAACTTGAGCTGTACTCTGCTAATGGATTCAAACAAAAGATGGAACAAATGATGCACGAATTAAAGGATTATTTTACTACGGTTGGCACTTCGCAAGAAGTTGACAATAAACACCCACAAAAATTTTCGACGGAAGGAGGAATAGAAGTATTGGACGAGAAAATGGAACTGGTCGCTAAGTACGGTATTGATGTTGAATCTCTTGATTTCTCAATCGAGGATTTTTCTATTGAGGAACTGACTGAAAAGTTCGAGGCAATGAAGTCTAACTCTGAGGAACAACCCAATAAAGAGTTTGATGAAGAGTCTAAGGAAGAGAAGCAGGGACAGGATGACGAGGAAGGCGAACCAGAGCAAGATAAGTTTGCCCTAACAAGTACGCTTATGGACGAGCTGTTTAGAAAGCTCGGCGAAGTAACTGTAGAGCGTGAATGGGGCGAGTGTGAGCGTTATTGGTACGCTGACTGTGACTTTGAGTTAAATGAAATCTATTGCTGGGATACTGTTGATTGGCTGTTATATGGCTTCACATACACAGTTGATGGTGATGCTGTAGCAATTGATTTTGAAAGCAAAAAGCGTATGAAATATACCATTGTCGATTTTGATGAGGGTTCACAGAAATCTCCGTTCGCTGACATGTTTACCAGACTGGAGCAGAAGTTACAAGACTTCGCGAAGTTAGAGACAGAATACAATACTGCCTCTAATAAGATTACAGATATGGAAGCAGAGTTAACTACTCTTCGTCAGTATAAGAGTAATATTGAGACAGAAGCCGAGAACAAAAAGCGCGAAGATGTGTTGTCTAAACCAGAGTTCGCCAAACTTGAGGGCGTTGAAGCTTTCGATGAGCTCCGCGCAGATATGTCAAAGTATGACGTTGAGACATTGGAGGACAAGTGTTATGCAATTCTTGGAAGAATGAACTCTTCCGCCAAATTCTCTCTTGAAACAAAGAGTCCTAAGCTTCCAGTCGGTAATACCCAATCAACTGATGAGCCTTATGGTGGTATCTTCACCAAGTATGGTATCGCAGACTGATAACAAATCAAATACATAATTCCCAAGACCGGTTCCGCCGGTCTTTTATTAAACCAAAAAATAGGAGGTAAAAACTATGGCAAATCATGGCGTAGTAAGAACTGATAAGCTTGCAGCCACAGACAACAGAGCCTTTATGCGTTCTCTTCGTTACAAGGTTTCTACTACTCTCACTGCAATTGATAACGGCAATGTAGTTCTGCTTGGCGACCTTGAGACTGGTTCTCGTGAGGTCTACACTGCAACTACTCCCGCTGCTAATTCCGCGATTAAGGATATTGCTCTCGTTGCTTCTCCCGAGGTTATGTATGACGAGAGACTCAGAAATCTTGATGATTTCTATAACGAGGCTGGTAAGATTGCGCGTGGTTACGCGCTTCACACTGGTGATATTTTCTCTGTCACCAAGGATGCTCTTGACGGCGCAGCGACTCCCGCTGTTGGTGACGTTGTTGAGCTTAAGGCTGGCACCAAACTGAATGTTGTTGCTGCCGCTACTGGCGCGACATCTGGCTCTACTGTTGTAGGTAAGATTATCGACAAGAACATCGTAGGCAGATATACCTACTTTGCTATTCAGGTAGCGTAATCTAAAGAAAGGACGGTAAAAATATAATGGCTGAAATGAAAGATATTGTAAAGCTCGCCGTTGATTCTTACAAGGGTAGAGTTGAAAAGTATACCGTAGGTCAGTCCCAGGAAGCTCTTCGTCAGGCTCTTATTGAGGCTAACGGTGGTAGCACCAAGCTGAACTACAAGGCTATTCGTGACGGTAAGTGCAACGGTCTCTTTACACTGATTGAAGAGATTTTGAGCAGAACCGTGATTGAAGGCGTACAGAGCGACGATTTCTTCAATGCTTTCGTTGACTACAGAAACGTAGCCGAGGGCGACAAGAACTTGTTTATCGTAGAAGATAGTACCCTCTTCGTTGTTGATGATGTTGCTGACGGTAATCAGGGTATTAGACGTCAGAGACTCGGTGGTTCCACTGAGACATCTATTCCGACTTCCATGAAGATGGTTCGCATCTACGAGGAGCTCAACCGTGTTCTGTCTGGTCGTGTAGACTTCAACACATTTATTGATAAGGTTGCTAAGTCATTTAGTCAGAAGATTCTGAACGACATTTACACCCTTTGGGCTGGTGCTACTGCTGCTGATATGGGCGGCGTTGCTTACTTCCCCACTGCTGGTACATATAACGAGGACGACCTCCTCGATGTAATTTCTCACGTTGAGGCTGCTGCCGGCGGCAAGACTGCCACTATCGTTGGTACTAAGAAGGCTCTGAGAAATCTCAAGGAGTCCATTATGTCCGACGGCGCGAAGGAAGAGTATCATAACATGGGTTATGCAGGTACTTTCTTCGGCACTCCCGTTGTTGCTATTCCTCAGCGTCATCAGGTTGGTAACATCAACTTTGTATTCCAGGACGATGTTCTTACCGTCGTAGCTGGCGACGACAAACCTATCAAGTTTGTTTATGAGGGCGACCCGATTGTACTCATGGGCGAGCCTACTGCTAATGCAGATTTCACTCAAGAGTTAACCTTTATGCACGCCGCATAAAATAGCTCACGCATACAGAAATGTGTGTGATAAGAAACCCATTGAATTGCTGGAAAATCCCAAAACTCTTAACACTACAGCGTAGATTTGAAATATAGTCAAGCGCGAATGTTACGAAAGTAGAAAGAAGATTAAGAGATAATGCAAGGTTAAATCCTAAACATTTTTATAACGGACAATCAGCAGCTAAGTCCCGAACAGGGAAAAGTTCAACGACTATTCCGTATAGGAAGTAGAGCTGTAAGCTATCGACAGTTCGAAGTGGTGGGCATCCAAACGGATGAAGATATAGTCTGTGCTTTATAGAAATATAAAGATGCGTATTACGCAGGTGGAGTGTAGCGACTCAAAAATTAGTTAGGGTATTCACATATGGTGGTGATACCGATGTTAGATAATTTGCTTGGAAGGCGATTCGGACGTCTAATTGTAAAAGACAGAGCAGAAGACACTGTGTCTAAATCAGGAAGGCATCGTGTGATGTGGGTCTGTAGTTGTGA